CCTAGCCGCTTCTTCCTCCTCAATCTTCCGCTTCTCTTCCGGGCTCATGGGAGGATTGATCTCTGGTATGTAGTCCTTCGCAATCTTTGCCAAGCCACCAAGGGTTGGAGCGGGAGCAGCTACTGCGCTGGACGTTGGCTGGCGTCCGGCAAGAATTGACGCTATCAAAGCATCTTGGCTTGTCTTGCCTGGATCATCAGACTGCTGGGTCAAAGCATTTGCTGGAGCCGCTGGCTTAGGTTGTTCTTTCAGCTTTGCCGCCTCTGCCGCCAAGATAGCACTTACTTGGCCAGGAACGTTTGGCGCTTTTTGCTTTTCTTCAATCTCTCTAAGCAGGCGCTTTTTACGATCCTCCTCAGATTCTTGTGACTGTGGATAGATGCCAGACCTTGGATCTGCTAATAGGCCCATGCCGCCGCCAGCAAAAGCAACCGGACCACCAGACGCCATACCAATGGCAGGTTGTGGCTGCTGCATCTCTTGCGGTTGGCCCATGGGCTGACCCATCGGCTGCTGATCCATCCCTTGCGCAATACCTTGTGGTGGTGCAAGTAACTGCTGCTGGATTTGATCGACCACAGGACCAGATGGTTTTTGCGACCGTGACTCAAAGTCCTTGCGAATACGTAAGCGACGGTCCATCTCCGCCGCTGCAACTAAAGCTAGCTTCGGATCATTGCGGTACTTGGGAAGCTCTTCATCAGGAAAGTTCTTGAAGATATCCATCGCCTCAAACAAATTAATGTCTGGGGCTAAGCCCGGTTGGGCCATCGTTGTAGTCATCGCAATCCTCCGTACAGCAATCCAGCAAGGCCAAGCGTTTGAACAAATGGGTTAGATGGGGCGTTGTAGTAAGAAGCCGTTGGCGATTGCTGCTGGCCAAAGATAATTGACTTGTAAGCCTCAGCCTGCTGCTGTGGATACAGCCGTTGCTTCTCAAACTCTTGATACATCAAATCAAGATCACGCTGGCGGCGTGCTTCATCAGCCAAACCAAGCTGCTGCAAGGTCTGTGCTTTCTGCTGCTGATTGGCCAGGTCCTGTTGGTATAACTGGCCGGCCTTATCAAACGCTTGCGCAGACCCCTGCATCTGAATATTGCTTAGCTGCGACCCAAGATTACGCATCATTTCTGTTTCAGCAATCGCCTGTCGCGATCCTCCGAAAGCACCTCGCTGAGCAGCCTGTGCCTTAAGCGTATTTAAACCAGACTGGTAATCACGCATGGCACCTTGCTTGGCCACATCCGTTACCGCCTGCTGGTACGGATTCATGTAAGCCTGCATCACGCCAACGTTCTGCCCACCGACGTTGACACTGCCAAGAAGACCCGGCGTCTGTGCAGTTTGCTGCGCTGCCTCGACACCTTGTTGATATAACCCAGAGGTTTCAGCCGTCCGCGGTAGTTGATACGGTGTGTATGGCGTGTAGGCAATTTGCTGCCCCATGCGATACAGATCCGATATGTACGGAAGTTGATATTCCGGTGCGCTTTGCGTAACAGTTGTTGACGGACCACCAAGGCTCATTTCGCCACCTCTTCAGTTAAGACTACGCCTTTCTGGCGCATGTTAAATACACGCTGCCACCCTGGGCGTCCTTGAATCGTAATTGCATCACAACCAGCTCTCTTTGCATACCGCCTTATGGCTGGCGCAAAAGCAAGCTTAAGTTCTTCTAAGTTACCGCCAGCAAGCCAGCAGTTGTAAATTCGTTTCTGCGGGTAAACCCGAATCTCTGCTATGACAGCAGCCTCAAGCCCAGGTAGGAATATCGCCTCACCTTTGATGACTGCTTTCTTTACATCTTCTAACGTAAACAAATTCCCGGCGTGATCAAGAGCCGCCTGCACCCACGGCGAACACCGCTCCCACTCTTGATCGAAAGGGCTCATGCCGGGAGTATTTTATCGACGTTTACCGCGGGCGGCTGATCCTTGGTTTCATGCCTGGCCATGCGAATCCTGTCCATCATTTCATACAGCGCTTCTGCACCAGCATCCGATGATCCATTACCAAGATCTGCAACCACGTCCGCAGGGATTACAAACTCATTTCTTGCTAATCGTGCGGGCTGGCCTTCGCCAGTAGACCCGCCTTCGATGTAAGCCTCGATGCTGTCTGACATACCATCACCAGGTCCCTTTAAGTACCTGCCGGCAGCCATCATCAAATCATCAAGCGAGCCGCCAGTAGCCCCTGCAACAGTGTCTTGACCACCGCCGCCGGTTACCGTGCTTTGACCGCCAGCCACAGTGTCATTGCCGGTGGCTCCAGTTACCGTGTCCGCGCCAGTGCCAAACTGTATTGCTGGTTGTGTGCCCAGTGTTTGGTAAAGCCTTTCTAATCCTTGCTGATACCCAACCATGCCAGCCGCCTGTTCTTCTGGCGTTGGACCGTAGCGCTTTGCCGCTTCTGTCGGATTGAACTGGAATGGGTTTGGATTAAAGAACAACGGCAACCCACGCATGGGCTGGTAAATGTTTTGGCCACTTGCGCTTTTAGTCGGCGCTGGCTGTGGAGGCAACATAGGGGCAGTAAGCGCACGGTTATATACCGGAGCTTCTTTATATACAGGCATCTTTACTTCAGGAGGTTTGTTCCGTAGCGCGGAGGCTAATGAGGCAATACCGAAACCAAGCGTTGCTAGTGCTTTATCCTGGCCAGAGGCTGTGCCCGAAAGGAACCGAGAGAAGATATTATTGCCAAACATTGATGACCAATCCGTACCGTTCGCATACGGAGTATTGACATCGACCGTCGGGACATTTGATGAGTCTCCTGTGTATGGGTCTGGCATCGTGTAATTATCTTTGACCCAATCGGAGCCATCGTCGTACTCAGTGACTTCGCCGGTTATTGGGTCAACATATTGTTTAATTGCCATGTCTTACTCCGATATTGAAGACACAAAACTCATGGTTGCAATTACTGATGGCGTCGCCGGCCTTGTTGGTGATGACGCTGCATTAATTTGCTCGATGTAAACGTTAGTATTGTCAGTGTGCCAATACAGTTCCACATAATCATTTGCTTGCATAGTGAGAAAAAGATTTAATGCTGCAATCAAATGGCCATCCACACCACCGTGCCGGTTTGGTACTGAAAATCTAGAATTGCTATTTGATAGATTCGTTCCATTCACAGCCGCCCAAACATCCACGTCATGTATTTGTGTATCGGTATTTGCAAACTGAATGCTGAATTGTAAATTGTAAACACCGGCGTAAGTGGTTGTCATCCTTGATGAATTAGCCAAATAAACACTATCAGCTACATCTGTTACGTCAAACGTAACTGCATACGAATCCGTCGTGCTTACCGCCACTTGATCCGAATCGCTAGACCATCCACCGTGTGGAGTGTTCATAAACCTGCCGCCATTTGGCCCAAGCAAATTCTGCGTTATGTTCTGTAAGCCATTGAAATATAAGCGCAAAACATTGGCGAACTGATCTTGATACCTTGCATCCCAAACATCAGGAGCAAGGGGTAGATTAGGCGCGGCCGGATTTTTTAGGTTGCTCATGCGCCACGACCCGTCGCAGAACCATCTGGCCTGATGTCGATCCTTGGCGATCCAAGCTGCCACGCATTACCTAGATCCGTTGACTCCACCTTGAAGATCATCTGTCTGCCACGCACACGAACATAGACCTGGCCCGTGAACCGCTCGATGGTCGTTGTAGATAATCTTGCTACCGTTGCCGATGAGCTACCGCCCTCAGACTGTGGCGTGTTGTACCCAGATCCCGAGTTCATCATAGGAATCAAAGTCATGGTGACCTGCGGCGATTCAACGGTTGAGTTATCAAAGGTTATGTCAGGTACTACACGGTAAACAAACCCAAGCTTCTGCCCATCTTCGATATCAAACTCTGCCGACTCAATGTAAGCGTTGATGGCCACCGGCGTTTCTGTCGATTGATCATCCCAGCCTAGTTCGTGGTTAACAATATTGTTTACGTAGGTTGCAGCCTGCGGGTAAGCTCGCAAGCCTGAGTCACTCCATGCGGTCCTACCCATGGTGCCGTAATACCAAATATCCTCGGCATAGTTGTACACAACGTACTGGTCAATGACCGTCGAATTAAGAGACGGGTAGAACCACCAAACCTCATTGAATCCCTCGCTCGTCCCTGCAAATACCTGGTCAATTTGCGATGGGTTGATATTGGAAAATATGTGGCGACGCAGATCACAGCGCATGGTCTGCACACGGCCGTCGTATTTGTAAAACTTGTCGATGCCCATCCAATACACAATGCCAGATGCAACGATCGCTGCGTTGGGCGCTATGATGGAAATGTTGTCACCAAGAAGCTGGGTTCCCCATACCAGTGGAGGCCCAAGGTATTGCAGCGAATACAACGAAGCATCCGTGAAGACTACGATCTCTTGCCTGGTCTGAACCACGGTCACGATCTTGGAGCCATGGGATAAGCGTAAAGAACCGGCTTGGTTGGCTGACGCAGGAACCCAGTCCGTAAGCGATTCTTGGTTTGACCAACGGATAAGCATGGGATCTAACGACGTGCTTCCATACTCAGTCGTGCCAAATGCTAGCAAGAACCTAAACGTATCCGATACGATCATCGTGTTGACCACACTTGGCACATCCACCAACTCGGATATATAAACACCCGATCCTGTTGATGCGGCATTCACTAACGCGCCAGTTGGCGACGCACTGATATTTGCCGATGCTCCAATGACGTTGCGCAGATAGTAGGTTGTCCCTGCCGTTACGCCAGATGGCATGGATGT